CCTAGCGCCGCCGCTCTGCGAAATTCCCGAGCCACCGTTGCCGCCTTCGCTCAGGCCGAGCGATCGGGCCATGCTCTCGCCGATGGACCCCGTCAGCCCCGCCGCCTTGGCCTGCAGCGCTCCGATGCTCGATCCGATTTGCCCGGCAGCGGCGTCCAGCTGCGTCTGCGCCTGCTGAGCGGCCGCACCCAGCCCGGCGAGCTGAGCACGCATCGCAGTCGTCGCCGCTTGGACAGAGTTCGACGCGATCTCCATTCCGGATTGGAGAGCGTCGGTTTGAGCGCTGATCACAACGCTGGTTTCAATATCGGCCATGAAAGTCTCTCAAGGGGCAAATACCTGACTATCCGATCTCGCGCTTCTGCGGGACGCGAACCCTACGCCTCAGCCGGTCGCCGCTGCTCGGCGATGCAACTCGGAAAAATCGAGCACCACGGGCGAAAAGCCAGCATGAACATCCCCGACGCCGAATCCGGGTCCAAGCTGGGCGCGAACCGAGCCGATGGAGGAAGCCGCTCGTGCATCTGGTTCGACCGATTTTCGCGACATTCGCGTTCGCGCATCGTTGCCGAGACCCAAATACGCCCCGACCAGCAGATGCAGTGGCGGATGCTCCGCCCAATAGGACGCGAGCTCGGCGACCTCAAAGAGCGTCATTGCATCGATTGTGGAATAGCTGTACCCACAGGCGGTGGCGAGGAGACCATAGATTTGTCCCCAGTCCTCTCCGGCTCCGGCCGCAGATTGGGGAGCGATCCACGGATCGCTGAGCCTGCCCCCGGGCTCGCCCCGGGGGCCGCCACTTCCCCCATTGGGTTTCCGCCCGGCTTTAAACCCGAACCGGTCAGGACCGCATTCAGCACAGCGGCGGCGTTTCCAAGATCGAGCAAATTCTCGACCTTGTCCGGAGTCAAGGTGGGGTAGTTGCGCTGCAGCGCTACCGCGATGATTTCGACCAGCACGGCGATCTGTGCCTCGCCCATCGACGCGCCGATCTCTGTCAATTCACGCACCTTCGGCATTAGGCGACGGAGTTGGCCGAGGGTGAGGGGCGGAACCAGCCAGTCTTGGCCGCCCATAGCGACTGTCACACCGGGGATCATCATTCGACCGTGCTCAGATAACCGATCGTGCCCGACGCATCCGCAAACGCCATGAAGTCGAGTTCGCTGATCGTCCAGGAATCGAGCTTGGTCGGCAGTGACAGCTTGGTTGCCGTACAGGCGTTGAGGCGGAGGGCTGTGCCGCTGCCGTTATAATTCGTATAGAAGGTCGCCTTGAAGGTAGGCGTGATACCCATCAGCTGGTTCGTGATGGTCAGCTTGCTGCCGCTGGTCGCTACGTTGTAGGTATACGAAATCAATAGCGCAGCACTGGCATCGGCGGAGGAGAAAGTATAAATGCCGGTGGCGAAGTTTACGGAATATTGGCCAGCGCTCGATGGCGTGGTCACCCGATTGAAGCGCTTGCCGCTGCCGGCGCATACGACGCCGAGATCATCGTTGTAACTCGCCGCATTGGCGACCGTGACCATGTATGGAGTCACTGCTGGCACAATGGCAGCCTCGAGCTGCGCGACGGCAAACTGTCCGGTCGCCGGAGTCAGGCCGAAAAAGATGTCTGAGTACAGCAGACCGAGGATTTGCGCGAACTTCGCCTTGCCGGTAATCTTGCCTTGACCGCGCGCGATTGCCACCGGGAACTGCAGTTGTCCGTAAAGCTCCTTATCCGTCCAGTCGAAATCGATTTGGATGTCCTGGAGCACGCCAAACTGGCGCGGACCGATGCCCGAGCCCGTCACATCCGTGCGTTCGCCCCATAACGCTCCCGAGCCAAAGCTCAATTGCATGTCAAATACTCCCTTTTCAAGAGCTGCTTCAGCCTTTCCTTGGCGACATGGGCGACATTCCACGCCTGCGTATCACGGGCGATTGTCGAGCCCGGGAAATGGTCCGACCACCAGCGTTCGATCAACTGCTCAATGGAAACGGGGTCGGCGATTTGCACCGTGCCGAAATCTTTCTCGGCCATTTGCCACTCCTTAACATTGGTCCAAAAGGACACAAAGGCGCCTCGGGCAATCATTCGGCAGCGACCGACCGGACAACCGGGAACACGGCGCAAGGTCCTGCCTCGGTCGCGTTATTGTGCTACGTCAGACGCACAGGATTTCGACTGGGACGATGGCGATTGCCTGGTCACCGAGAATTCCTTCGTCGGTTTCGATCTTTCCCGCGATGTAGGCGTGCTGCACCATTTGCGGCACTCCGAGGTCCTGGATACCAGTGGTCGGTGCCGGCGCCAGTGCGGCTTCGAGGGCATCGATCAGCGGATTTAGAACCGTTCCGGGTGCCAAATATGGGTCGCTCGAATGAACGTAAATGTAGAATTCAGCGTACAGCGTCCACACGATCGGCGCGCCGAGGCGCTTGATTGCGGCGTGGCCCCCCTTCTCGCTCATGAACAATGCCGGCTGCTCCGCCGCGGCCACATCGCTCCAATGACGCAGGCGCCGATTTGCGCTGGCGAATCGTGCCGCACCTGCGCCGATCGTCCATAGTGCAGCATAGATGGTCTCTCGGTTGATCATCGATCCATCTCGGTTCGGGGCTTTAGTGCACTCGACAAGCGGCAACGACAAGGGCGGGCACGTTTGGAATAGACAGAGGGATACTGGCGAGCCCGGTCTTCAGGCCAAAGCCTCGCGGACAGCCGCTTCCACCTCGTCGCGGATCGCCGATCCCATTTCTTCCAATGCCGAGCGCAGAAACGAGCGCTCGGGAAGAGCCATCCTGCGGCTGTGAGCCCGAGTATTGATCAATTTTTCGGATGTCGGGCGCCCGAAGGCTTCTTTTACCCGCCGTAGGCCCGCTCTGACGTCAACAGTACCAGTGAACCCGAATTCGTCAGCGTGGGCGTACTCGCTGCCGCTAGAAATCGTTGCCGTGACGTAGTCGCCGCTCTGTTCGAGGCTCAAGTCGATTGTCGACTTCCGCAATCCGGAGCGGACCGCAAGGGTTTGCCCGGACAGCCCATCGTGCTGGACCCGCCGCTGGAGATCGAGCCCCAATTTGGTGACCGTCCGCACAAGTCCCGTATTCACCGCACCCGGAATGCTGCGCAACCGTGCCAGCACCTCCTCGTCGCCAACGAGATGAGCAGTTATCACAGGACGCCGGAAACTATTGCGGCCTCGACGCCGGTCGGTGCGACAGCTGGAAATATCGCGCTGACCGGGGCAACCAGACGGTATTGTTGCAGCAGCGTTTTGATCGCCTCACTCAAATCTTTTTGCGAGTAGCTGACTGTCTCGGCACCCCCCAACGATCTCGAGACTTCGCCGATGCGAGTGCGCTCTCGGTAGCGAAGCGATACGAGCTCGATGCAGGCCTGGGCTATCTCGGGCGGAGTAGTTGGATAACCGGCTGTGTAGGCAACGGCGATATTCTGCGTGCCACGGTTGAACCTGTAGCTGCGAACCGATAGTTGCGTCGAACTGAAACTGTATCCCGCAGCCAGGCTCGACGGCGCGCGCGCCACCGGTTGACCATCGATGGTCAGCGACAGCACGGCAACGACCGGAAAACACCCGAACTGCAGTTTCTGGCCGCCTGCCCCGTCGCGCACTTCGAGGTAATCCGTTGTCGCCAGCCGGCGGTTGAGCCAGGTCTGAATATATTGACTGACGGCAGTGATCAGCCGCACCAGTAGCGCGTCATCTGTTGTCGGAAAGGCGCTTTGCCCGGTTTGCAGCCATGCCTTGACGTCGGCAAGCGTCGCTAGATCGCCCGAGGCCATCGGATCACACTTTCGCAGACCGATGGGCCAGTGAGGACTTGGCCCGCCTCGACGCCAACGCCGTCTCGAGGAGCACGGAGACGAAGCCATGCGCGATCAATTCGCTGGCGGCCTTGGCCGGCACTAACACGTCGCCATTCTTGTCGCCCAGATATTGACGGCCGAGATAGGAGCACCCCGCGGCATTTTCGTGGTGCAACTTCAGCACGCCGATCGAAACCACCTCACTGGAGGTCTCTTGCGCGGCGAACCCCCCTTTCGAAGTCAAGGGGTCGACCGCCTCGCTCGGCACACGAACCAGACCATCCGAGTCGACCGGATATCGCACCGTGCCGTGATTAGCCTCGTCCTGACCGAATGCGGCGCGGAGCGGTATCAGCTCTCTCTCGGCCGCGACCCCCGGGGTTGACCCGGGGGCTACCGCAACAGACGCTGCCGAAGGAAGCGCCGAGATTTCAGCCATTATCGTCACCCGTTCGCGATGTTGCAGATGACGCCCATTGCAAAGGGAGCATAGACGGCCAGCACTTCCTCGGCATAGACACCGACCTGGCGCTGGCGAGTTACGATCGGCCAATCAATCTGGTAGTAGTCTTGCCGTGTTTTGATCTCGGCGACGTTCGGGACCTCGTTCGACTGGTACTGGATCGGCAGGTTTTCGGCCCAGCCGATGACCGTTCCGGGCGGTACCTTCGGGTGAATTCGGATGGGGATCCGGAGGCCTCCATTTATTGCGAAAGGATTGTAATAGAATTGGACCACCCCGGACGCGGTCAACTGATACTCCCCGGCGCTGCCATCCGCAGGACTCTCGTACCGCAGCAGCGGACCCGAGGCGTTCGACAGCACCTTTCCCGTAATATTTTTCAACTCTTGCGAATTGACGTAGAGAACTGTCGGCGACACCTGAAAATTATCCCACATCTTCTGGAACATCGTATCGATCTCGACGACCGAGCCGCGGCCCGATGCGGTCAGAGGCGTACCAGTCCCCGCCGTCCCAGTCGGCATGACACTGACATAGGCGTTCGAGCCGGGTTTGAGCGCCGTCGTCAACAGACCGTCATAGGCGTAACTCGGATTGGCCGAATTGTCGCCAATAATGGCGCTTTGCGACTGGGCGCCGATGCTGAGCGGCGCTCCCAAGGCCAGGCTGTTGATCGTCGTGATCGCCT